CCCTGTTCTTAATGTTGATGATACCCTGCTTGTGTATAAAGGTTACGTAGATAGTCCTGCTATTAGTAACAACTTTGATAATAAGATTGTTACTTTTGAGGGCACTTCTCCAATGGCAGACCTCGATATGGTTATATCCTTTATTGGTTCTAAGAACGGTATTAAACAAAAAGATAGCAATGATGAAAGCTTTAGCAATGTCTATGGCGAGTCAATAATTAAACTTAAGTGGGGGAAAGTCTAATGGCAGCACCAGTAGTAGCTAAGGCAACTAAAACAGCCCTCCAGTGGTTTAGTTTCGCAGTTTCAACTGCTTATCAGATTGCTCAATATAACAAAATGAAACGTGAGGCCGACAAGAGAAAAGGCTTTGCAATTAACACCCGTGGGGAAGCTACCCATATTCCGATAGTTTACGGAAAACAAGCCGTAGGCTTTATTGAGGCTAACCACAAAACTTTAAACTCTTTCACTTACTCTGCCCCAAATTCTGGCGGTACGGAGTGGCACTCTAAAAACTCCTTCTTAAATAAAAACAGAGGTGCAAGACAGTACAACAAAGATAAGAAACACCGACATGTGTTTCACACTTATAACACTCAGTTAGCCAGTACCTCTTCTTTAGGTTCTTCTAATGGGTTTGGTGCTAATCATTTCTTTACAGGTTTGGCTCACTCTACTGCTGCGTTTCTATTAAACAGAGACGACTATAACTACAATGGCATACCTAATGTTACTTTCTTTGTTAAAGGTCGTAGGGTTCGCCCTGTAATTAATAGTGGCGGTAACTATAGCCTAGGTGCATACATCTACTCCAATAACCCTTCATGGTGTTTACTTGACTACCTTTTAGGGGATCATGGTCGAAATATTGATGTTTCTGAGGTGGATCTTGAGTCCTTCTATAACGCAGGTACAATCTGTAATACTACAGTAATGAATAATGTAACCGTTGCAGGTTCTGTTAACGGTGAATATCCAATTGAAGCCTATAACACTCTTAACGACTTTCCTGATGTAACGTCAGATGATACCAGTGAAGAGACCTATTACAAGGCGGTAGACACTGGAAACTTCTATACGTTTACTCAGACAGGTACTGAAGAAGAACCTAATGGTAGCTATTCTTCAGCAACACTAGGGACCAGAAGTATTCCTCTTTACGAGTGTAATATTAGTCTTGACTCTGAACAAACTGTTAGAGATAACATTGAAGCTATTCTTAACACAATGCCTCTTTCCGTTCTTACTTGGACCTCTGAGGGTAAGTATAAACTTCAACTAGAATACCCCTCTGATCAGACAGAGCTAGAGGCCTTAGCTGTTAAGACTTTTAATAATGATAATATTATCAGAGATAGTATTGATTTACAGTGGGCAGCTGCTTCAGAACGTTATAACTCTGTAACAGTGACTTTTTTAAATGAACATGAAAACTTCAAAGAAGATAGTAAAACTTGGCCTGATAAGGAGACTGCTGCAGGACGAACACTTTCTGCAACGCTATTGTCACAGGACAATAACCAGCCAATGTCTACAGATATTAATCTAACAGGCATTACTGATCCTTATCATGCCTTAGCTCATGCTGAACAAATTGGTCGCCAGTCTAGAACTTTCCACACGCTATCCTTTGTAGCAACAAAAGAAGCTATTGGTTTAGAGCCTGGAGATTTTATTAAGGTAGAGCTTCCATTATCAGACATCGATGCTGTATACAGGGTTAACTCTACAGAAATTTCTGAAGATCTTACAGTTAAGATTGATGCATTCTATATTGACATTAATGGTTATGCTTGGAATGTTTCTGATAATGATCTTCCAGGAGTTACTGAAACTAACCCTACTAACTTTGATCCAGATCTAATTACTAACTTGTCTTGGTCAACAACAGCGCTTTATAATGGAGTAGCTTCAGGTAGTTTGTCTTGGACGGCGGCTGATAGTGATGTACTCTATTATATCGTTCAAGCTTCTAACGATAACCAGACAACATGGTTTGATCTAGGAACAACTACAGGATCTATCTTTGATGTTACTGCCTTAGCACAGGGTAGCTATCATTGGGCAGTAAGAACAGTTGCACCTAACGGTCAAGTATCTGGTCGAGTTGTTATTGGGCCTTATTCACTATTGTATACTGGGCCTCTTACTCAGGATTACATATACGGGACTACTGAGAATCAGGATACTAATACTCAGTCTTATAATGATACCCTGAGTGAAACTAGTTATCCTTATGTTGCAGTTATCGACTATAAACCAGACGAACAACCCACGTTACCCGTAAGATCTTCTAGTGGTATTACTTTAAACTTTTTACCAAGAACTGCAACGTTAGTGAGAGAGTTAAGTGTTTATCAAAGATCTTTATCAACACCTTCTGCACCCAGTGGCGGTAGTTATAACTTTTCAACAAATACTTTAACACCACCAGGTGGTTGGTATAATTCTGTCCCTATAGGGGTTGGGCCTGTTTGGATTTCAAATTCTCAGGCGGAAGGTTATCAGGCTACCACCAACGCTATACCCGCTAGCTGGTCTTCTCCTGCTATTTTAGGGCAAGATGGTGAAGACGCAGGTGTATTGATTGTCTATGCAGATGATGCAAGTGGTACAAACAAGACTACTACTTATAGTAATCAAGAGTATGTTCTTTATTATGAGTACACAGGAACAGCACCTGCTGTAAGTACTATTACAGGTACTTGGGTTAAATTTGTTGGGGATGACGGTTACACCCCAGTTAAAGGTGTAGACTATTTTGACGGCGTTAACGGTGTTTCAGTTAAACTTCAGTACAGTGTTAATGGTTCTACTAACTGGCACGACACTTATCAAGTAGGTGACTTGTATGTTAGATCAGGAACTTTAACGCCACCAAGCACTAATTATATTTATGGCGCAGCTACTAAATTTGTGCCAGAAAAGGGTGTTGAATATGAAGATGGTATAGATGGGATTTCTTCTTATTTGCATACAGCTTATGCAGATGACGCTTCGGGCAATGGTTTTAGTCAATCTCCGACAGGTAAAGAGTACTTGGGTAGTTATAGCGACAGTAATCCTATAGACTCAACAAACCCCAACGATTACACTTGGGTGCTTATTAAGGGGGCAGATGGGGCTGCTGGGCAGGGTATTTGGCCTATTTATGCAACTAACTCAGCTGGTTCAAGCCAATCGTTTACTGCTGGAAGTAGGGAATACGTTACCTTTTACGAAAGCGTTACCCAGCCTACCCTCCCGGTAAGTGGTCAAATTTTTGTAAAGTATGTAGGTGCTGATGGTGCTGATGGTAATGACGGGAGCGCAGGTATTAACGCCCCTAGGCTCTCTACTGTAAGAGTTTATCGTGGTGCAACAAGTCAACCCTCTGCGCCTAGCGCAACTATTACTTGGTCTACTTTAGCCGTTAGCGGGTTAACTTCGGGTTGGTCCCTAACAGCACCTACTATTGACGCTTCTAGTACAACTACTTTTTATTTTAGTGATATTAGTTTTACTGACCCTACTGCAACAGCATCTAGTACTGCTGCGACAGGCACTACCCCTACACGTAGTGTAAACTTTGATGGTATTGTTAGTTTTACTAACCTTAATACCCGGTTGGCAGATGCTACTACGGTTATTGATGGCGATAGAATTACTACAGGTACGATTGATGCTACTCAAGTAAATGTTACTAACATTCGAGCAGACAGTATTTCTGTAGGTACTGGTACTATTAACACAGGAGCCATCCCTACGCTTGACCAAAGTAAAGTTAGTGGACTTACAACAGATTTGTCTAATGTAAATACTGCAGCGAGTAACGCTCAGTCTACAGCTAATACGGCGGTTAATGATGCTTCTACAGCTCAGTCTACAGCCAATACTGCTCAATCTACCGCCACTACAGCTCAATCTACAGCTAATACTGCTGAGTCTACAGCCAATACAGCTCAGTCTACAGCTAATACCGCCCAATCTACAGCTAATACGGCTAATAACACTGCTAATACAGCTTACACTACTGCCATCGGTAAAATTAAAAGCTATTATCAATCA